GGGAACAGCTGAAAACATGGGACGGTATGACATGGCGAAAGTTCCGTGCCGACTACTCGGTGGAAGAACTGGAGAAACGCTTTGACTTTGAAGAGGAATGGCAGAACGCCGGAAAGCCTCTGAAAAACAAAGCGTTTTATTCTGCCCTGAAAGACCGATTGCGAGGTGAAAACACATGAAGAATAAGACTATAACCCTCGGAAGCCTGTTTGACGGCTCCGGGGGTTTTCCGTTGGGCGGGCTGCTTGCCGGTATCACTCCCGTGTGGGCTTCGGAGATTGAGCCGTTTCCTATACGGGTGACCACCAAGCGCCTGCCTTTTATGAAGCACTACGGGAACATCTCCGCTATGGACGGCGGCAAGATCGAGCCTGTGGACATCATCACCTTCGGCAGCCCATGTCAGGACATGAGCGTGGCAGGCCGAAGGGACGGTCTGGACGGTTCCCGTTCCAGCCTTTTCTACGAAGCCGTCCGAATCATCAAAGAAATGAGGTGTGCCACAGGTGGCAGATATCCAAGATACATCGTATGGGAGAATGTCCCCGGCGCCTTCTCCTCGAACAAAGGCGAGGACTTCAAAGCCGTCCTCGAAGCGGTCATCGGCATCGCAGAGCCGAACGCCCAGGTGCCTATGCCTGAAAAAGCACGATGGCCCTACGCCGACCTTTATCTGGGAGACGGATGGAGCGTTGCGTACCGAACTCTTGACGCACAATACTGGGGAGTTCCCCAGCGAAGACGCCGCATCTACCTTGTCGCAGATCTTGCAGGCGGAAGTGCCGGAAAAATACTATTTGAGTCAGAAGGCTTGTCTGGGTATTCTGCGGAGGGCTTCCGCTCGTGGCAAAGAGCTGCCGGAAGTTTTACGCCTTGCCCTGAAGCGACAGGCTATGACGGATACAACGGCAGTCTGACCGAAGAGGTTTCTTCCACACTCGGTGTAAACTGCGGAGTCTCAACAGGTCGCAACGGCATCGTGCTGAACGACCAGGGCGGCAACCGCATGGAACTTTCCGAGGATGTTGCGGCAACGCTCCGAGCAGAAAATCACGGGCATCCGCCCTGCGTGATGGAGTCGGCAGGATTTTGCACCGAGCATTCCGCAAAAAGCCGCACCATCGGCTATGAGGAAGAATGCTCTCCCACGCTCCGTGCTGGGGTCGTTCCTGCGGCGGTCGCACTGGAAAACTATCCGACCGACAGCAGAGTCAAACTTTCCGAGGACGGGAATGTGCAGACACTGACCTCACGCATGGGTACGGGCGGCAACAATGTACCGCTTGTTATGAAGATCCGCTCCGGCTGCGAAGGCGGCGGCAAGGGGCCGCTCATCCAGGAGAACAAATCCGCGACTCTGTCCTGCAACAATGACCAGACGCTGTTCGAGCCTTGCGGCTGGGACGGCGGGCAGGTTTCTCCGACCCTTACCAAGCAGAATGCCGGAGGAAATCAGCGTATGCCGGACAAGGACAATTTCACCTGCGTCCTTCAGCCCTTCGGCATCTCATCCAAAGACTCCAACGCCATGAAGTCGGATAATCCCCACAGCGGCATCTACGAAGCGGAAACCGCACGGACGCTCGACGGCAACGGCGGCAATCCCTCCTGCAATCAGGGCGGCATTGCCGTTGTTGCTTTCACGCAAAATCAGCGTGATGAGGTTCGTGACCTCGGCGACCGCTCCGCAGTGGTATGCGCCAATGCCGGAACGAAGCAGCAGACCTTTGTGCTGCAAGGCTCCATGATCGGTCGTGAGAACAAAAACGGTCCCCAGGGTGACGGCATCAACGAGGATGTCAGCTTTACACTTAACACCGTTGACCGCCACGCTGTCTATACCATGACAACCGGCAGCTTTGCCCAGGTTTCTGAAGATAAGGCTCCTACCGTCCTTGCCCGTGACTATAAAGACCCCACCGCCGTTTGCTACGGCATCGGCAGAGACACCTTCAACCAGGGGCAGAACGCCAAGTTCGCTCCGACCTTTGAAGAGGAGCTTCAGCCGACGCTGGTGGCAAAAGGGCCGGGTGCTATCCAAAACGGATACACCGTCAGACGGCTGACACCCACCGAGTGCGCACGGCTTCAGGGCTTCCCGGACAACTGGTGTGCCGACCTTGGCACGGAAAAGCCGACCGATGAGGAAATGTACTTTTGGCACAAGGTATTCAAGACCTACTCCGAAGTGACCGGCTGCAAGATGAAGTCCGACAAGCAGGTCGCAAAGTGGCTGAAAAACCCGTATTCCGACAGTGCGGAATACAAGATGTGGGGCAACGGCGTGGCACTCCCGTGCGTATGGTTCGTACTCTGCGGAATTGTGTGGTATGCACAGTCCGGCGGCGATAATGTGCCGACACAATCTACACCGGAAATGTGAAGATATAACTGGATATATGCCGAGCATGACGGTAATATGTGACTACCAAAAATCAAGGAGGTCACGAACATGACGATTACAATCAATGCCTGGGGTGCGGAGCGCAAGCGGCTGGTGCAGACCATCTCCGACTGGCTCGGTGTCCCCGCAAAGTACTGTGGTGCGCCCACATTCAACTATGAGGTGGATTACTTCACCATCGACCGAAACGGCAGCCTGTCCTTTGACGACAGAGCCGACAGCGAGGTCATCGAGCGGCTTCTTCAGCACATCTACGATGAGGGCTTTGACATCGACCAGAGCCACACCGATGCCGAGGACGAGCCTTGTGCCGTCTGCATTTCCATGCCGAAGAGCCTGTTCACAGACAACAATCTGGAAAACCTCAAGGCACTCATCACCGCCAAGGGCAATCTCATTAAAAAAGCCCTCGGCGTGAGCAATCTGCCACTGGAAATCACGGACACGAAGGTATCCTTTCCTTGGTTCCCGGCGACTCCAACTCCGGACGAGATGAAAGCCTATGACACCTTTATTTGCAAGCTGTGCGAAATGGCACGAAATCAAAGCCGTGTCAATTCTTCCGAAAAACCGATTGAAAATGAGAAGTACGCATTCCGCTGCTTTCTCCTGCGGCTCGGCTTTATCGGTGCGGAATACAAGACCGCTCGAAAAATCCTGCTGAAGAACCTCTCCGGCTCTTCGGCTTTCAGAAACGGAGGTGCGCAGCATGAGATTTCCGAGTAAAGAAACGGTCGAGCGTATCCGTAAGGAATACCCGGTCGGCACCCGTGTGGAGCTTGTTCAGATGGATGACCCACAGGCACCGCCTGTCGGCACGAAAGGCACCGTGCGAGGTGTGGATGACATCGGCAGCATCATGGTTGCCTGGGATAACGGCTGCGGTCTGAGCGTGGCTTACGGGGAGGATATTTGCCGTAAACTGCTGTAATATACACAGTTTCCGAACCACAAGATCGTGTAGTTTATAGCTTAGATATAACTGGATATAGTGTGCTTTCAGAGGTAATATGTGACTACCGAAAGGGAAAACAAACCAAAACGGAGGTCACAAACATGAGCCAGAGAACAGAAAACCAGGTAGCCGAAATGAAGAAGCAGACCATCGGGGTCGAGGTCGAAATGAACAGCATCACCAGAGAGAAGGCCGCAAGGCTGGCAGCCACCTTCTTCGGTACCGGGCGGTACGAGAACACCGCTTGTCGCAACGGCTACTGCACTTGGTCGGCTTGGGATGAGAGCGGACGCGAGTGGAAATTTCAGAAGGATGTCAGCATCGCGGGCCCAGACAGCGAGAAATGCGAGATGGTCACGCCGATCCTCACCTACGCTGACATGGAGACCTTGCAGGAGCTGGTTCGCCGCCTCCGCAAAGCCGGAGCAAAAAGCGATGCCACCAGAGGCTGCGGTGTTCACATCCACATCGGTGCCAAGGGGCACACGCCCCAAACGCTCCGAAACCTCGCAAACATCATGGCAAGCCACGAAGACCTCCTGGCAAGCGCACTGAACCTCGACAGAGGCCGCATCAGCCGCTACTGCCGCACGGTTGACCCCAGATTCCTGGAACGGCTGAACAACAGAAAACCCACCACCATGGCAGCCTTGGCTGATATTTGGTACGGCAGCCAGAACGCCGACTACGGCAGAAGCCAGCACTACAACGACAGCCGCTACCATATGCTGAACCTCCACGCCACCTTCACCAAGGGAACGGTCGAGTTCCGGCTCTTCCAGTTCGATGCTCCGGCAGACGGCAAGCAGAACGGACTCCACGCTGGCCAGCTCAAGAGTTACATTCAGCTCTGCCTCGCCCTGAGCCAGATGGCAAAGACAGTCAGAACCGCAAGCCCCAAGCCCCAGCAGAACGAGAACCCCAAATACGCAATGCGCACTTGGCTCCTTCGCCTCGGCTTTATTGGCGACGAGTTCAAGACCGCAAGAGAGCTCCTCACGAAGCGCCTGGATGGGGATGCAGCCTTCCGCAGCGGCAGAGCAGCCGCTTGAAGGACGCAGCCCAGAGGCCCCCGAACCCGCTGATGGCGGGCTTTCGGTGGTAGAAGGCAACTTCGGAAAGGAGTATTTTTTATGGAAAAACGCTATTACATCGCTTACGGCAGCAACCTCAATGTCCGTCAGATGCGGATGCGCTGCCCGTCGGCACGGATCATCGGCACATCGGTTCTCAAGGATTACGAACTGCTTTTCAAGGGCAGCAAAACAGGCTCTTACCTTACGGTGGAAAAGAAGTCCGGCGTCTCAGTTCCTGTTGCTGTATGGGAAGTCACCGCAGAGGATGAAAAAGCCCTGGACCGTTACGAGGGCTTCCCGAACTTCTATTACAAGAAGGAGTTGACCCTACCAATCAAGGGTATCCGCACGGGCAAAATCCGTAAGCGCCGGGTATTCGTGTACATCATGCATGAGGACAGGCCCATCGGCATTCCGTCCATTCCTTATATGCAGACCTGCATCCAGGGCTACGACGATTTTGGCTTTGACCGACTTGTGCTGATAGACGCTTATCTCAAATGTGGGGAGGAACATCATGAGGGAAAATAAAATCATCCGAATATCGGTCTGCCCCAGGTGTGGGCAAGCTTACCGGGAGCATCCGGCTCTTTCAAGGCTCGACAACGAAACACTCATCTGCCCGGATTGTGGCACACGGGAGGCGCTCGATTCCATCGGCGTAAAACCGGATGAGCAGGAGCAGATCATCGCCTCCATTCACCGCTGCCGCCAGCCGGAATAACGCTGTAATATACACAGTTTTTACTCCGAATGATTGTGTAGTATATTCTCCGAAATGACTGGATATATCCCGGACATGACGGTAATATACACTCACAACAAAACAAACGGAGGTACACGATTATGTGGAAAGAAGGCAGCATCAGAGTTAACGGTGAGGTTTTTCACTACTGGATGAAGCAGTACGACAAAGGCTCCGAGTGGGGTATCGACGGCGGACGCATTTCCAAGCTCATGCTAAAGCGGGACGGCAAAATCGTCTGCAACTACGACAGAGGTTGGGATGTTGAGCCCGCCGATGAGAACACGCAGCTTACGCTGGAGCTTCTGCTCCACAGCGAGAACTGGTAAGCCACAACAACTCAAAGCAACGGCTCCGAAAGGGGCTGCTGCTCGTTATACGGAAGGTCGCACCGATTTCGGTGGCGGCTATTTTTTATACCCTGGAGGTGGTCTCTACGAGAAAACTGAAAGCATATAAGCCCACAAGGTTCATGGAGAAAACCTCCCACTACGATGTGGACGCAGCGGATTATGCCGTCATGTTCATCGAAAGTCTGTGCCACACCAAAGGCACCTGGGCGAGAAAGCCCTTCGAGCTTATTGACTGGCAGGAGCAGATCATCCGGGACATTTTCGGTGTCCTCAAGCCCAACGGCTATCGGCAGTTCAACACCGCCTACATCGAGATCCCCAAGAAGCAAGGCAAATCGGAGCTTGCCGCTGCGGTGGCACTTCTGCTCACCTGCGGTGACGGAGAGGAACGAGCCGAAGTCTATGGCTGTGCTGCGGACCGTCAGCAGGCGTCCATCGTTTTCAATGTGGCGGCTGACATGGTACGGATGTGTCCGGCACTCTCCAAGCGGGTCAAGATACTGGATTCCCAGAAGCGGCTCATTTATCAGCCAACGGGCAGTATCTACCAGGTGCTCTCTGCCGATGTCGGCAACAAACACGGTTTCAACACCCACGGCGTTGTATTCGATGAGCTGCACACCCAGCCGAACCGCAAGCTCTTTGATGTTATGACCAAAGGCTCCGGTGACGCCCGGATGCAGCCGCTGTATTTCCTCATCACTACAGCCGGAAACGATACAAAGTCCATCTGCTATGAGATCCACCAGAAGGCCAAGGACATCATCGAGGGACGCAAGATCGACCACACCTTCTATCCCGTTATCTACGGTGCGGAGGAAGCGGACGATTGGACGGACCCGAAGGTCTGGAAGAAAGCCAATCCGTCCCTCGGCATCACGGTGGGTATCGACAAAGTGAAGGACGCCTGCGAGTCCGCCAAGCAGAACCCAGGCGAAGAGAACTCCTTCCGACAGCTGAGACTTAACCAGTGGGTGAAACAGGCGGTGCGCTGGATGCCGAT